CGATGGCACAATTAAAGAAGGATTTGATGATTCTGTTGGAGATATTATCTTTTGCTTCTCACAGTATAAGTTTGTTGATTCAAAAGCATTAATTACAAAAATATGTCAGCAAATCATGGGATATAGCTGGATAAGTGGCGATGGTAAAGCGAAAATTAAAACTCTTGTCGGACCAGACGATGCTACAACAGCAGATGCTACTATTGATTACAACGATATTGTTGTAAAAGGAATTGGATACACACCGCTCAATAATGTTAGAAATAAAATAAAAATCAACTACGCAAAAGATTATGCGCGAGATACGTTAACTAAAACTGTAGAAACTAAAGATGATACCAGTATCGCAAACGGAACTACAGGCTACAATGATACACTTGAGCTTGAGCTTGATGCAGAACATATATTGGACAAGACGACCGCAACTGCTCTTGCTGCTGCTTATCTGAAACTATTTAAGGATCGAAAAATTACGATAGAATTTGATATTCAAAATCCAAAACACAGTGACCTGGAGATAGCTGACTATATTACTTTTTCGAATTGGGATAGTGACTTGGATTTTTTTGGAACTTCTTTTTCTTCTGACATATTTATAATTTCGAAAATAACAAAATATCCGAACCGATGTTCGGTGGAAGCGATACAGGTGTATTAATGGC